GTCTTCTTTCCATCTTGCATAGCGTGAAAGTGCTATGAAGTTTTGGTAGTCTGTTGGTAATGTATTACTAATCATCTCTTTACTCCGTTACTGTTCTAATGTTTCTGATGGTGGCACCTTCTATGTCATAGAAGTATTCTTGTATGCCGTCTTCTAACTCCTCACCTACTCGACCATCAGCGGGGATAGGGTATTCTTCTTCATCTATATCAAGGGTAATAAACATTTTAACTCTTATCACTTGCCATTACCTCTTCAATCAACTTGTCAAGATACCACTGTGCTTTCTTCAAGTCTTCTAGTGGTTTGTCTTTGTAATCAAAACGCCACAGGTATTTCATAATGTTACCCTGCAGATAATACTTGAACCCATCACCAGTGGCAGCAGAGATAGCATGAATACATTCAATACCTGTCTGGTTATAGTGGGGTGGACTGTTGACCATATCAACATTACCCCAAGCCACCTTGCCTGCCTGTTCTGCTTCTTCCATCTTCTTCATAAATGCATCATGTCTCATGCTGAACCCCCTGTCTTTGTGTTAAAGGATAGGTGTACTACGTTACCGTCATAGGTCTTTTCTACACCTGCTTCTTCCTCTAGTTCTACATCAATATCCATCTCCGTGTCAATAACTTTTGTTACATATTCGTGTACAATATTGCGTAGTTCTTCTACTTCTTCCATTACAGGAACGGAAGCACACATCATCTTAGCAAAGTGCATCACCTGATAATAGTCTTCGTCATCCATAGGGTTGTCTGGCATAGCCATAATAGATATGTCAACTTCACCTGACCACCTACCATCGTCATTTGCAAATGGCCTGACACGGATAAGGAAGTCTTCCTCGTTTACTTCTTCAGCTAGTTTCTCCATCATATTCATAGTTATCTCCTTTTCACTTTTGTGCCGCCAAACTTAATAAACTTTGGATGCTTGTTTTTGCCCTTCTCCTTCAACCAATCTTCAGGAATAATCCTGTCATAGTATCTAAAGCCGTGCTTAATGCACCAGTCTGCATATGAAGACTTGGCACCCTTGCTTAACTTAGCCTTGCTGTTAGTAAACACAAAGCGTATGTCCAGCTTGGGATGCTGCTTCTTAATGGCGATATGCTTGCGCCTATCTGCTGCCATGAACCTGCCCTTTGTCTCAATTATGATACCATTGTCGAGTACAAAGTCAGGGGTATAGGTGCGGTAGGCTAGGTCTTCCCATTCAATCTTGATATTCTCGTAGTCGTATTTAATCTTGTGTTCATCAAGATAAATGGATAGCTTGTGTTCTAGCCCACTGCGATACCCATGTTTTATAGCCATACGCCTTGCCTTATGCAGCAATTACATCTCCAATGTAACTAACTGTAGGCGGGTTCTTAGCCTGTGACTTTACAGCAGGACGCTCAGTAAGACTATCCCAACAATCAAAACGGTAGCTGCAAAATTTACATCCGTTATTGAGGACTTTATTACCTGTGGGCTTGCCACGAAAAGTTTCAGGCACTGGTTCAAAACATCTTTCAAACTTGTTCTCCTTTACTGTCTTTACTGTATTTTCAATTTTAGCAAGTTCAGCATCCATGTCAAGACCTGTGGCTGGCACATATTTAAAGTGACCATTGGCCTTGTTGACTACCCACCAGCCACCCGCACGTTTGCCGGAAGCCTTGGCATAACCTGCAAGCTGTCCCACGTAACCAAACCCGTCTCCTGCTGCGAGGGTACTATAAGATTCAAACTTGTTTCGGTAGGACCAGTCTGAAGCTGATTTAATATCATCAACTGCATCGTTAATGACAATATCATATGAGCCATTAATACTAGTAGTACCAAGGTTAAGAGTGACTTTTTCAGAATCATTGTATTTTACTCCTGCTTCTTTTAAAAGACCTTTGAACACTGCTTCTACAATGTCTCCGATCATCATATTCATCATAAAATTAATTGGCATAGGTATAGCTACCTCTGGTTTATTCTTTTCGTACCAGAGTTGGCAAGTGGGGCGACCTACATTAGACATTCGTATTCTGAAATCGCCCCGCTTTTTACCGCTGCCAAACTGATTACGCAGAGCATTTGCTACATCTGCAGCTACCTGTTGAATGGTAGCCTCAGTCATGGCACTGTCTCCTCGAACCGCATCAGTCATATACTGATGCAGTGTTAGTTCAGCGGGATGGTTCATTATGCTGCATCCTCATCGTCAATGACAATATCAACAATGTCATCTACTACGTCTACATCCTCGTCTTCCATTTTAGAATTAGCTTTTTCTGACCAAGAGTTTAGAATGTAGGTGTTGTAGTTGTCTACCCAAGAAAGGAAATTAGCAAACATGTCGTGCTGCTCTTTTTCAACCTCAAGTACTTTGGTGACATCCAGAGATGCAATAGGTACGTAGTAGGATGCACCTGTAGGAATCTTACGCTCATCAGATTTTAGATTGATGACGTGTTGAATGGGAAGTAACGACATCTTTGTCATGGTAGCAAAGCTTTTACCTAACTCAGTAAATGCATCACGATTGTCAATTTCCCATACTACTGGTGTTTCATCCACGTCTACTGGATTACCTTTGTCATCCGTAGGGTTAATCATCTCTACAGTACCAAGAATTACACGAACACGCTTAATTGACTTTAGCAGTTCTTGCATCTTCTCTGGTAATGCCTTGAAGTCTTTGATGTACCCAGCCGGTTTACCACAGTTAAACCCGCCATCATTGTCTTTCAAGTCAGACTGAAGTTTAGCGTCATCAGTCATAACACTCTTAACATAACGGTTAGGGGATTTGCCTGTAGCCTGCACAAAACGCTTGTACATGAAACGCTGTAGAAACGGACGTATCTTAATTTCTGAAGCGTAGTAGGTTGGGCCATCTGGAATTTCCAGTTTGTAAGAACCGCCTTCCACTACTTCAACATTAACCTTTTTACCGTTTACTTCTGCTGGACCCATGAGTGGGGTATGGTGTATGCGCAGTCGTGCCAGTGAACTACTAGCAGCACCTGTAGGTTTTTCATTAGCAATGCCCATAGCCTTTGCCATAGCAGCATAGTTGTTTGTGTCGATAGTCGTAAGTTGTGACATATATTTCTCCTTTCATAAAAACAATGAGACATAGTTATATCATGCTATGTCCTTAACGTCAAGCCAATTCGGACCTATTTTTGCCTCTAAAAGTAAAGGCACATTAAACTCTACACCCCAGCGTATTGTAATCAGTTCAAGTAGTCTATCATTAGTGTCTTGTATTACACTGATAACCTGTGCTTCTTCATCTGGGTGTATATCAATAACAATACTGTCGTGAACTGAATTTACTATACATGATTTCATATCCTTTAGCAAGTACTCGATGTGTAATAATGCAACAGGAACAATATCTGCTGTAGCAAACGATTGCACAGGATAATTCTTGATCTGTGTAAAGTGTGATACACGCCCACTAGCCTTACGTACCACATTCGGGAACGAAAACTCACGACCACTGGGCGTTGTTATTTTTTGTGTTTCTATAGCTTCTTTAGCCAATCTGGAATGCCAAGCTGCCACTCCCTTGTATTTGCTGTTGAAGTGTTCGTAGTACGCTGCTTCTGCTTTGGTTCTACCATATCCTGTTGCGCCGTAGAGTGGTGCAAACGTATGCGCCTTCGCATCTTGGCGAGACGTAGGTTGACCAGCATCGGTAATAACTTTAGCGGTGTATGCATGTACATCAAATCCAGTAGATACTTCTTCAATCGCTACCTCATCTTGTGATAAAAATGCAGCGGCACGGAACTCAAGCTGCGCAAAGTCAGCTTCCATTACCTTGCCACCATCGAATCGTGACACAAATACTTTCTTAACAGGAAACGTGCCGCCACGTGGCATGTTCTGCATGTTAGGATTAGCACCACTAAAGCGACCAGTAGAGGTGCGATGCTGTAGTAAGCTAACATGCAGCTTACCATCCTGCTTAGTGTAGTTACGTATACCCTCAACAAAAGAGGACAGGTATGTGTCAACTGCACTAAGCCTGCGTACCTTGTACAAGAAGTCAACTGCATCATCCATACCTTTGCTCTTAGCCCCTGCTTCTAGTAGTTCAAGGTTCTGCTTACTAGTGCTAAAACCGTTTGCACTCAACCACTTAGATGATGGTGGCTTGAACTTGAAACCTGCCAAAGTGTCTGATGGTATAAACAGAAACCCTTCTGTATTACATTCAGCGCATCTGCTGGGTTTAGCAAAAGGCTCACCGTTCTTCTTTGTCTTACGGACGTAACCTGTACCCCCGCAGGTGTGGCACTGTTGTGCTACAGTTTTATACAGACGTTCTGTGCCGTAAGAAACCATACTGCGAAACGACACGTCATCCATGTAGGGGTCTATCTTACTAGCCCAATCTGTTTTATCAATGACTTTCCTACCATAAATAACCCAGCCTAATTGTTCTGGACTGTTAAGATTGATAGGCGTGTCACCCATTACGTGACGCACATGTGACTGCAACGCTCTCTCTAAATCCTCACGCTCTTGCTCAAACTCTGTTTTCACCTCATCTAACTTAGACATATCAACAGCAAATCCACGCTGGTAGATACGTGCAAGTGTAACACATACCTGATTAGTGAGATCGACTGTGCCACGTAAGCCACTATCTTTAGGCGTATTCAAGCGATACATTAGTTTGTCACATAGCTGTTGTGTAGCGTTAAGGTCAGCAGACAAGTACTCGCACAACTCATCATGTGGTATGTCACGTGTGCTATACCCCTTCCTAAAGTATTCTTTTAGCGTGTCCTGCTTCTTAGTTTCCAACTCGTAGCGTTCCGCACATGCCTCAAGAGACAGAGGTTCTTTGTTCCCCCGCTGCAACACATACTCAGCAAGCATTGTGTCAAACACAGTACCATTGTATGTAAAGCCTGACTCCCAAAGCCAGAGCAAATCATAAGCTGCGTTATGACAGATAAGCACCGTAGTGTCATCAAGCCACTGCTGCACGATAGCGTGTCCATCTGGTGTGGCATCAACTTCACTGTGGTCAAAGGTAATGATACGTTCAACCCCTTGGTCATTCAGCATACCCACGAGTGTAAGTGAGTTCTCTGATTCAAAGGGATCAAGGTGTAACTTACCATCCCTTGTTGTTGTTGTGTTTTCTACATCAAGTGTTAATTTCATCCCGTGTACCTCGCTGTTCTATACTCAAGTTCACAGTGTACCACGCCATGCCAACCTGTCAACTTATTTTTTACCACGTTGAGGTGACGTTGTGTGTCTTCTTCGTCTTGGTTGTCTACTGGCGGGTTCTTAGCAATCAAGACCATCAGGTCAGCTTCAGCGGCCTTACCTGTACGTGAGCCTTCCATCATTGACTGGTTCAAAAGAACCTTGCCTTCTGCATCTGCAGATAGCTGAGACATGTAGAATACAGCACACTCATATTGCTTGGCAATCTGCCTAGCGTGTACGGCATTAGCCTTGAGTGATTCATCCTGTCTGGCAAATCCACCTTTAGCGAACTTATCACCCATATCAAGAAGAACGATGTCTGGCTTGTAAGACTTGCATACAGACTCCACCCAATTCATGTCCCTACCTGTAGCATCCTTGATCTTGATGCGGTTCTTTACAGGCTCATACAATTCACGAGCCTTGGCAGGGTTCTTCTTAATCTCCTGCATAGTCATGCCTGTGGCAGCAGTAAGGTATCTAGCACCTACACGATGGTAGCCTTCTTCGTTACATAACACAATGCAGCTAGCACCTTGTTGTGCAAAGCCGCCCGGACTTGCGATCAAGCTGGCGTGGAAGGATGTTTTGCCGGTATTAGGTCTTGCACCAATCTCAATCAGGTGTCCTGCGTTTACCCCCTCAACCTTACGTGTAAGGCTAGGGATATTGAATGTCCATCGTGCTTCAAGGTCATTACGTAGCAGCAATGTGTCCATGTCAATGTCATCCCACTCAATGTTTAGATCGGGTGTGAAGTCATCTCCATACTGCTCAAGCAACATACGTAGCGGCTCAAGGCTAGATTTGTCACCGTTAACGTAGTCGAATCCTAGATTGGCAATGTCTTCACCAACCACCTGTTGAAACAGTTTAGACAGCACCTCTTGCGCTATGTCACTGCCCATAGGTTGTTCTGCCTTAATCTTGTGAAACAAAGCAGAGTATGCCTGCTTCTGCGCAGTAGTGATAGTTGGGTTGTTTGACATAAACAATGCCTCAATCTCATCGGGTGTTACAGTACGTTCATAACGATCCATAGCTGTATCAATAGCCTGCTTAATCTTGCGCACGTCTTTGCTAAACAAACGGTCAGGACAACGTGCGCCACGATGATCTTCGTAGAACTCCTTGTCCATCAAACTTCTAATCAGTGATAATTCCATATAAATTCTCCATATCTGTCGGGTTACGATATTTCAAGTCATCTTTCAGCTTGAGTACACGAACATCGTTGACGTGTCCTCGTAATTCCTTCGCCATCTGTAGCGTCTTAGGTAATGCATCGGGGTCTAATGCTATAATCGCTGTTGAGAACTGCGCAAGATACCCTTTATGCGCGTCTTGTAGAGATGTCCCAAGAAGCGCAACCCCGACAAAGGAGCCGTAACCAACAACGGCTGCGCTTACACAGTCCTCAACAACAACTGCGACTTTACCACAACCATACGTGTATGGCAAGCCA